GAAATTTTTCAAGATATTCTAAAACAATTCTAGTTGTTTCTTTGGCATTGTTGGATAATTTATTTTCCATAAGTACATTATAATATACAAAAAATAATCATATGTTTAGTTTCAAACTTACAAAGAAGAATGGAAATTTAGTGCATATTAATGAAAGCACAAAGATTTCTTATCAATTATTTCTTGATAAACTTCAAGATGGTCAGGAAGTTGAGGTCTTTATGGGACTAACTTCAGACAATGGTAGCTTAGCACAATTAGCTAAGATACACGCCTGTATTAGAGAATTAGCCAAAGAATCTGGCTATACATTTGATGAGATGAAAGTTCTAGTTAAAAAGCATTCTGGTCTCTGTTATGACGGAGGTGGTGCAGAATACTGTAAGTCTTTTAAAGAATGTAGCAAAGAAGAGTTAGCAATGGCAATAGAATCTGCTATTGAAATTGGTAAGGATTTAAATATTAATCTTGCTTAATACTATCTTCAGTTATTTCTTTTTCCTCAAATTGATTAGTTTCAGTTGCTTGTCTTTCAATTTCAGCTAAAAGTAAAATAACTGTATAAATACTGCGTTGAAGATCATCTAGATCTTGATATTCCTTAGTCATTAAGTCTTTAAGATACTGATCTTTATCTTCAACATCAACTCTATTAAATAAATAAAAAGATACTGCTTTACTCATTAAATAAAATGATTTATTTACTGAAATGCTCATTAAAGCATCATCTTTTATTTCTTTGATTTTTGCATTCATAGTAATAATTTTAACAAAAATAAGAAAAAATGAAAATAGAACTAGAAATTGATAGCATTAAACAAAAAATGTTTGAAAAACTTCAACCTAGTGGTTGGGATAAGTTTTTTAAATCTTACCTGTTTAGTTCTGAGTTTACAGAAGTTTTAACTAAGCTTTATAAAATGAGTAGTGAAGATAAAAGATTTACTCCACCTTTAAAAGATTTATTTAGAGCATTTGAAGAATGTCCATATAATGATTTAAGACTAGTTATAGTTGGACAAGATCCATATCCTACATTAGGTGTAGCTGATGGTATATCATTTAGCTGTAGTAAATCTGAAAAAGAACAACCTTCTCTTAGATATATGTTAAATGAAGTTGAGAAATTATATCCAAATGGGTATGATAGATCATTAGACTTATCAAAATGGTCCCGACAGGGTATACTTATGCTTAATACATCTCTTACAACTGAAGTAGGTAAGATAGGTAAACATTATGATTTATGGCAAGAATTTACAGCAAATTTATTTGACTATCTTAATCATAATAAAAAAGAACTTACATATCTTTACCTTGGTAAAAAAGCACAAGAGTGGGCAGAATATGTTGGAGATAATAATCACAAAGTATTTGCAAGCCACCCGGCAAGTGCAGCTTATAATAAGCAGAGAGAATGGAATTCAGATAATGCATTCTTAAAAGTGCATCATTTAGTTTCAGAAACAACAGGATATAATATTAATTGGTAGTATGGAAGATATATTTTTAAGATTGATTGGAGAAGGAATTACTCCAAATAGTTATTATGTTTTACATTGTGTAAAACAAAGTATAATTCCTGCATCTTATATAAGCAAGGAATTAGAAGTAAAGAGATTAATTTCTGATGGTTGGTTAAATGAAGACTTGACATTAACAAATAAAAGTATTATCTTTACTACTGAGATTGATGGCTTCTTTAAGAAGTCAAAAAAGAAAACATCTAAACTTTTATTGGGAGATAATTTTGAAGACTCTGTAAAAAAGTATTCAGAAACATTTCCAAGTATTAAACTTGCCAGTGGTAAGTATGCAAGATCTAATTCTAAAAACTTAGAAAATGCATTTAGATGGTTCTTTGAAACTTATGATTATGATTGGGAAACAGTTTTGTTAGCAGCAAAGAAATATGTTTTGGAATACAGGGAGATTGATTATCAGTATATGAGAACATCTCAATATTTTATTAGAAAGCAAAGCAGTGACAAAACTTGGGACTCAGATTTAGCTGATTATTGTGAAATGATTATAAACAAACCAGATGATGAAATAATATTTATTAAAGAAAGACTATTTTGATACATATAAATTTAAAGAAGTTACTTATTGGGATTATTGGGAGCGTGTGTTTGTATCTAATAATTAACAACTACATTATAGAAGTGAGCATTTTGCAGTATATAGCTATAGAAGCTATAATTACTTTGTCTCATTATTTATATGAAAGAATTCAACCTTCAATAGAAGGTACCCCGGAAAATTAATCTATAGAATATGTATAATAATGCGAGCCCTTTAAAGGCTGTGAGTGAAAGAGATGCTGTTAAAAAAGCTCTCTATAAAATGAAAGCTAGACACAATGGTGAATTAAAATCATTGAAGACAGCTTGGGTGAATTTTAATAATATTTTTTGTGATGGTCTAGAATGGAGAACTATTACAGTTGTTGGTGCTCGGCCAGGAACCGGTAAGACTTTATTTATGGAACAATTGGTTAATGATGTCATAATGATTAATCCTGACCAAAAGTTCAGAATACTAAAGTTTCAGTTTGAGATGTTAGATGAGACAAATGGTATTAGAAAATTGTCTATGAATGTAGGTTCTGATTACAATACTCTGATGAGTAAGGGAAAACCTGTTGACAAAAGTATTTTTCAAAAGTGTGTGGAATTTTATGATAGTACAGCAAGTTATGATATAGTAGATGTGGTGTATGATCCATGTACAGTGGATGAGATGTGTGCTACTATTCATGCTTATATGGAGAAGCATAAAAGTGAAGATGGATTTACAAATACTTTAGTTACTATAGATCATTCAGCTTTATTTAAGGTTGGTAAGGGGCAGAAGGATAAGTTTGAGATGCTTTATACATTAGGTGAAGCCCTTACAGAAATGAAGAAGAAGTTTCCTGTGGCATTCTTGGTTCTTAGTCAGTTAAACAGAAATGTTGAAACTATAGAAAGAGCTAAAAATGGTACATATGGAAACTATATTCTTGACTCTGATTTATATGGTTCTGATGCTTTATTACAACATGCAGATGTAGTGCTTGGTATTAACCGTCCTGCCAATAGAAAACTTAAATTCTATGGACCTGAGAGGTATATTATCAATGACCCAGATTTATTAGTATTTCACATACTAAAATCTAGAAATGGCTTTATGGGTATGAACTTCTTCAAGTTAGATAGAAATGTCATGAGGCTTATGGAAATTGATCCACCACCTACATCAAATTAAAATTAAAAATTATGTATAACAGAAAAGAAAAAGAAAAAGAGTTGATGGAACATCACTCAAAGTTTTTAGAAAAACTAACCAGTGGTCATCAGTTTACAGCTAAGACTGCATTTTATAGCAAAGGTAAGTTTGGAAGACAGATTCAGTTTTTTGAAAATGAATTAAACAAGGGTACTGATATCTATATAGAATTAGTGGACATTGAGAGGGATGCAAGAGGAGCTGAGACAAACATGGTTTCCATGTTTTGGGAAAGACCACTATTCAAGTATAGATACAATCCTTATTTTAAGGAAGAGTATGAAGTTAAAACTTCTACAAATTCTAGAGGCGAGGAGTATTCTGCATATGTTGTTCCAACTTCAGAACTTGTTTGTGTAAACAAAGGGTCTGAAGAAATTCCTTACAATAGCTATGAGACACAGAGAACTGAAGAACCAAAAGAACAAAAGAGACTAAGTGTGTTTCCAGATTTTGAAGAGGAGTTTGTTCCCAAAATGAAAGACATAGAAGGCTCTGATGATGTATCTGCTATTTTACTGGAGATTGCAGCTGGATTTCAAAAACTTGCAATAGCACTAAAAAACAAATAACATGGGTATAGTACTTCCAACTAAAAAAGTAAAAGCTAACAGGGTTAATCCTAAGAGATTAATTGTGTATTCAAAGCCTAAGACAGGTAAGACAACTGCATTTGCAGGTCTTGATGATAATTTAATTATTGACTTAGAGAATGGTGCAGACTATGTAGAAGCACTTAAAGTCAAAGCTAATAATCTTCAGGAGTTGAAAGAAGTTGGCAAAGCAATCAAAGATGCTGGTTATCCATATCAATATATTACTATTGATACTGTTACAGCTCTAGAAGATATGGTTATGCCACTTGCAATTAACTTATATAAACAAACATCAATGGGTAAGAATTATTCTGGAGACAGTGTTCTTACATTACCTAATGGTGCGGGTTACTTATATGTTAGGCAAGCATTCTTTCAAGTTTTAGATTTTATTGATACCTTAGCTCCCCATATTATTTTATCTGGTCACATTAAAGACAAGCAGGTAGATGATAAAGGAGAGATGGTTATGTCTGCAAATATAGATTTGACAGGCAAGATAAAATCTCTAATTTGTGCTAACGCAGATGCAATTGGTTATATGTATAGAAAGGGTAATGAAACCATTCTTAGCTTTAAAACTAATGAAGAAGTGACTTGTGGTGCAAGGCCAGAGCACTTGCAAAATGAAGAAATAATAATTTCTGAGATGAAAGATGGTAAGTTAAAGACTTACTGGAATAAAGTGTATAAATAATAAAAAACAAACAAAATGGGTTTAAGTACAAAAGATCTAGTAAATGAGAATGGTGGTGGTGGAATGGCAAAAACTATTGCCCCAGGAAATCACAAATTAAAAATCAACAGTATTACGTTAGAAGACTTTCAATTTATTGATGGTGCTAAACACTTAATACTAAATGTTGAGACAGAACCAATTGACGGATTTGAAGGTTTTCTGATTGACAAAGATGATGAAAGCAAAGGAAAATACAAAGGTCAAATTGGTCGGGTAAAAGCTAGTCAATATGCATATGCTGATGGGCAAACTAAGTCTGGAATTAAAATTCAGAGAGATAGATCTTTGATGATGTTCTTGGCTAACTTGTCTAAGGCAACTGGAATAATGAGCTGGTTTGAGGAGCAGGATAACAAGTTTAATACAATTGAAGATTTTGTAAAGAACTTTAGTAACAATGCGCCACTTAAAGATAAGTATCTAGATTTTTGTGTTGCCGGTAAGGAATATGAAAACAAGTCTGGCTATACTGCATATGACATGTGGTTACCAAAAGCAGAAAACAACAAGTATGCCTATGGTGAAGAAG